GCCGGACCGCGCCGGCGGAGGTGCAGATGGGGACGGGGTTTCGTCGCCCTGGTCATCGGCGTCCGGCTCGTTGGCCCGGGGCCGGGCTGGCTGCGGTTCGCCCTGATCGAAGAGGCTGGCCTGTGCAAGCGCCTGTCGCAGCTTGTCCCAGTCGTGCTCACCGTAGCGGTGCAGACCAAGGAAATAGGCCATGGCCAGGTTGTACACCATCAGGTCAAGCGCCTCATTGCGCTCGGCCTTGCTCTTGACCCATTCGAACCGCTCATGGCCCTTCACATAGCGGACGACCTTCCGTTCGGCCACACACTGCTGGAAGAACTCGTCCGGCAGGTCCTTGGCGAAGTGCAGCGCACCAGGTCCTTTCTCAAAGTTATAGCGGTTGTAGATCCAGTCTTTTGCCGTGTCGGTACCGACGATCCAAAGCTCGGCACCATTGCGTTCGGTCTGGCCCTTCCAGGTAACGTCAACCTGTGATGGACGCTGGGCGATGATAGCCTTACCCGACTTGCTCGCCCCCTTGAGCGCGAATACGTTGCGCCATCGACGCACACGGGTGAACTGATAGACCTCGTGGGTATGGTGACCGCCGGAGTCAATACCAGCTGCCAGGATCGCGAGATTTACCCCGCAAGGATGCCGATACCGATGCTTCAAGCGATCATCCAGCAACGCCCAGGTGCGTTCGTCCGCTGGGTCGCCAGGAATCACTTGGTGATCGACCACCCAACGCTCCATCCCTGCACCCCAGGCCATAACCATCACCTCCAGGCGATTGGCCTGGACGTCAACGGAGGCCGTCAGCGCTAGTGCTCCTACAGGCAGGGTGCCCAGCACGTAGTCCTCTTGCAACGCGCGAGCCTGCAGCACCTCGGCCTTTGTCTGCTCAATTGCGCTATCCCAGACCTCAGCCAACCGAGTGTTGTAGAAAACCTGCATGGGGTGCAGATTTCCGCGATTCTGAGCAAGCTTGGCCTCTTCAAACTCCCGAGCCAGTGTGGCCCAGGATTGCCAACCTAACGGGGCATAAAGCGCGTTGAGGTGGAAGCTGACCGTCTCTCCATCCCCCTGGGCATGAGCGCGCCACTCCCCTTTGGTCAGCATCTCAGCCTTGTGGTGTTCCTCAATGAGCACATCGCACTCAGACCCAGCGCACTGGTAGTGAGTGGTGCTGAAATCAGCCGAGTACAACAGTCGCTCCCAGACCAGCACCTGCATGTGCCCACAATGCGGGCAAGGCACGTAGTAGTGCCGCTGATCCCCCATCATGTAGAGATCGTCAATTCGTGACATACCCTTGATGAGCGGGGAGCTGGAAAAGTAGAACTTCGCTTTACGCCCAAACGTACTGCCCCTCGCTTCGGCCAGCTTGATCGGGTCACCTTCCTGGTTGACGTCCACTTCCCATCGATCAACCTCATCGCCGTACACATACCGAGCCGAAAGTTCAGACAGGTTGGCCGCAGAGCCGGCCGTAGTGGCAAACAGTGCGCCACCATCGAACTCCTTGGTGTCCAAGGTGTTCCGGGAGTCCCTGGACCGGATCGCCGCCACCCGCGCTTTCAGTTCCGGTACTGAATCGATGGTCTTGCCGATTCGGGAAGACACCCGCTTCGCCAAGCCCCCGGTGGGCAGTAGCGTCAAGATATTAGCCGGAGCCATGTGGATCAGCGCTCCGATCCAGTTCAGCGCGATCTGTGTTTTCATAAGTTGCGAGGCAATTTTGGTCACCACACGCTTACACGGGTGAGCGGGTGACAGGCAGCGCATAGGTTCGCGGGCATACGGCGTACGCGCGGTGCGATACTTGCCAGGCTCTGCGGCACCGGTACCACGCGGGATTCGCATGTACTCATCTGCCCACTCGTCGACCCAAAGATCAGGGTCAGGCGTAAGCCCCCGGCAAAACGCTTCGCGGTACACCTCTGCACCGTCTGCGTATCCGGTGGGCATAGGCTCAGCTCTGGTTATTGAATTGTTTCAGGCCAATGGCCTGCGCGAGGTCGGCGCTGTTCATGTTGGCGACCTCGGTGAACACCCGACGAAAAGTGTCAGTGAGGTGCCTTTCGACTTCCCATAAGTCGCTCATCCCCACCACTTCGCCTGCTAGCTGTGGGGCCAGGCCGAATAATTGCTCACGAAGCATCCTTCCCGCAGCGAACGCGGCATCTTCGACCGCGGCCCGTTCAACCAGGTTTCCTCGAACCTTGTAGAACTCGGTCTCCGCCAGACCCGCAAGGTAGAACTCGCGATGAGCCTTCGACCGCTGGAAGTTAGGGCCTCCAGAAGGCGACGGTTCCGGTTGCTGCACCGCAGGTGGGTCGCCGCCAGGTTGGAGGTGACTACGCACATCCCGCTCGACTCGGTTTTCTTCATGCCGGGCCGCGACGGAGGCCTTGCTCGGATCGGCCGATTCGGCCAGCAGCGCCTCGGTGGCTTCTACGTCGACCTTGCCGTCCGAGCAAAGCACCAGGCGCTCTTGCTTGCCGAGTTTTGAAACGTAGGATTTCGACCATCCGTGGCGGGCGGCGAACTCAGTTTTGGTGAGATAAGTCATGTCGGAAAGTCCAGTTCACCCAATGAATTCAGGGGGTTAACCAGTTCACCGCAGTTCACTAAGCTGGTGAACTGTCCGCTAGCGAAGAACCGCGGGTTCCCAGTCCCGTACCCCAGCCAGATCACCAGGGTCCCCGGCCCCGCCGGGGCTGGCGCTCGGATCACTGACCAGGTTCGCCGCTTCGGGGCGGGACATCGCAGACCCCCAAGCGCTTGGCGACCCAGCGTTTGTAAAGCCCGATGGCGACATCCGCACCGGCAGTGGCCGTGAGGCAACCAATGGCGCTGGCCGACCACATCGACATGCCTGCCGAGTACAGCAACATGATGGTCGACAGCCCACACACGACGCAGGCGCCGGAGCGCAGCAGCACCTGGCGGAAAATGAACCAGCCGCTAACGCCGGCCATGTCGGCCCGCCACATCTCGCCTGACACCCCGCCGACCAGGGACAGGAAGATCACCAACCAGATTGGCATCTCAACTAACGCTTGCTGCTCGCTGTTCATCGAATCCCCCAAATGCAAAAACCCCGGCGCTAAGGCCGGGGTTTTCAGTGTTTAGCGGGTCGCTTTATGTGCCCGCACGTCTCGAAGATGGGTACATTTTGCAGGTCGAGTTTCCTGGCAGCAAGAGAGTTTTAATGCCACCCAGCAATAAGGGGTAAACGCCTGGGGAATGTCTAGCTAATGTCGGGGCAACACATATTCCCGGCTTAGCTTTACTTCGACGCTGGCCCATCGGACCCAAAGGGAGAAGAGATAGTGGGACTTGTGGAGCCCCCGAAAATCAAGGGCTGTCCCACTGTCTAACTGTTATTAGCCCTTTCCCGTGTAAAGAGAGAGATTAAAAGCACGCTGCGCGCAACGCGCGCGTAATACGCTGCATGCGCCTATGTGCGCGCCTTTGTGTGAGCGGTGGGACGGTGGGACAGCCCGCGAGCTGCGCGGGCTGGAGCTGGGCTAACCTGCGAAAAACGCAGCAGGACCGCAGCGGGACGGTAGGACCATAGGTGACAGATCATGCAGCCCTCTTCCCTTTTAACAACATTTGAATAGCAACATGGGCCTGGTGCAGGCGCTCATAGTACGTCTTTCTACTGCACCTGCAATACGACATCTTCTGCTCGAGCAGGCTTTCCTGGTTGCAGTAGTGCTCTTTGACAATGACGTACAACTGTGGCTCCAAATGCTTATTCACGATGATCTCGATATCCGCAGACTCATCAAGCAGCACCCGACTTCCCCTTGTACCTCGGATCAGATCTCCACGCAGTCCATGAGAAGCCCAAGCATGCTACCACCACCCGAACCACCGCCGTAAACATCTGGCGTGTGCAGCTCTTGCGCCCACAGCTTCAGCATCTCATCAATATGCTTGATCAAAAGCATTCCTCCTTCGGCGCCGGAGGCTGCTCCAGGGGGGGCGTCCGCCCCCAGCCCTCAGGCTTCTGATACGCCCAAGGGCGCTTGCCGCTCTTTGGCAGCGCCGCCAGCCTACGACGACGCCAACCCAGGCGGTGCATGATCGACCCCACACGCATCTGCTCGGGCTTGCCCCAGTGGCCAGGGTCTAGGTTCAGCGCCTGACCCAGCACTTCGCTGCCAGTCACCGTTTCACCGACTTGGGAGGCCTCCAGCCAATCGAGTATCGGCCCCTCCCATTCATCCACCACGAAGCGCTCTTCCTGCTCCGCAGTGAACAGCTCTTCCTCCTCACGGGTCACCCACCAGATATCACCGGCTTGGTAGCAGAACATGGCTTCTGCCCACAGCTGGTCGCGCACGCGGCGCAACGCCTCCAGATCGACCTTGACGCAGGCGACCGGCCAATAGCGCCGGTTACCCGTGGCGTCTTTGAGGTATTCATCTTGGTTGGTGGTTCCCGCGAAAACACACTGGCGTGGCACGTCGCTTGTTCTTCGACCATAGCTTTCGCGGTAGGTATCGATGGAGGCCGAGAAGAACTGCTTGGCCTTGGTGCTCTCAGCCTTGTTGAAGCTGTCCAGTTCACCCAGCTCGACGATCCACTTACCCCGGATGGCCTGAAACGCGTCCTTGTCTCCCAGGGTGAACGGCGTGTCCATGAACCACTCGCCCCCAAGGATGCCCAAGGCCGAGGACTTGCCCGCGCCCTGCGCACCCTCAAGGATCATTACCGCGTCCGCCTTACAGCCGGGCTTCATGACTCGCGCCACTGCTGAGATCAGCCAGCGCTTCCCGACCTTTGCGCTGTATTCATTGCGTGGGACGCCGAAGATCTCATGCAGCCAGCGCTCCAAGCGTGGCACACGATCCCATTCGAGCTTGGCCAAGTAGGTGCACACTGGGTGGAAGGCATTGTCATGCGCGACGACGCTGACCGCTTCAACCACATGGGAGGCCTTAACGCGGAGGCCCTGCTGAGCCAGCCACTTCATCACCCGCATGTCGTCGATGTCGCTCCATTCCCCTGGCACACCGCCATAAGGCGCAGCACGAAGGCGCATGATCTTCGAGCTGAAGGCGTTATAGCCGATCACGCCGCCCCAACGCTCATCATTGGCCAGGATCAGCTCGACGTTCTGCATGTGGGCGATTAGGGCACCGCTCTCGGTCCTGGCCAGCATGTCCTTCCAGCCGCCGGTAGCCGGTGGTTTTATCACCGCCGTGACTTGCCGGCGAACGGCCTCGAGACCCTCAGCACAATGCAAGTCGTTGAAGTCGGTCCACTTGACCTCACGCTCACCCGAGAAAATCGGGCCGACCACTTGGCCGCCCACAACGACCGCCGCGTTGTTGGCCTTTTCCTCACCAGGGTTCCAGGGTTCGCCCGTCGGCCGCTTGGTCTTCCAGTCGTCATCGCGGCAGATGATGATGGACCGACCCGGGAAGCGTTCGCGCATGTGCTTGGCGACCGCCATCAGGTTGCCCGCATCAAAGGCGATGGCCACCGCTTGGGAGGTCGCCATGTGCAGGCTAGCGCCGGTGGCGTAGCCCTCACACACCAGCACAGGCTCACCGGGCTCTGGATGGCCACCAATCATGTGAAAAGCACCATCCTTGGCCATGCCATGCGGCCAGTAGGACTTGTCCCGTCCTGTATCCTCTTGGATAGCCGGGAAAATCACCTGAAGGCCGACAATGGCGTCCTGAGCATTCTGCATTGGAACAAGCACTGCGCCCGACTTCGGCGCATAACGAACGCCAAAACCGACCACCTGCTTTCGATCCAGGTAGGAGCTACGCCCCTTCTCGGGCATACGTTTGAACAGCGCTTCCGCCCGCTTGGCTGCACGGCGTGCAGCGTTCGCGGCGATCTCGGCAGCACGCCGCTTGGCGTCAGCCTGCCGTGCGCGCATAACTTCACGCTCGTCCGGGGTCAGCCCCCGGCCGTCAGTTTTCACCTTCTGCGTTTCGCCCAGGCGCCAATCGCCAAAGCTGCCGAAGATCAGGGTTTGCCCCTTCTCGGCCAGATGCTCATGCAGGACATACCAACCGTTCTTTTCCTTGCCCTTGTCATCCTTGGTGCGGCAGCGGGTCAGCTTGCCGAAAATCAAAGGCTGCTCGGGCTGAAGGCCGTAGTCATGCAGTTGGTCAAGAACCTTATCCAGCATAGCGAGCCCCTTTCTTCTCGAAATATCCCTGGCATTCGATGCAACGCTGGCAACCTTGCACAGCTAACCGGCGCGGCTCAGGGATGGAGCCCCCACACCCAACGCAATCTTCCAGTGACTCACACTCGGGCGCAGGCAAGCGTGCCGACAGAACCAGGTCCAGGTGCCATTGGGCGCGATCATTCGCCAGATCTGCGATATCAGCCACGACGATCCCCCCGAGTGGTCTGGTTGACGTACTCGGCACGGCGATACATGCCGAGCAGCCCCTGGATGCCCCGGAACACCTGATTCTGGATCTCAGCCAGCTCCTGATCGTCGACCTTTCCATCACCGATGCTACGGGCCAGGTTTCGGCCAGATTGGCTACCTGCCGGAAGAACTCGGCAAGGCCCATCGTCAGCGTTTCGGGGATGTCATGGGTGTATGCGTCAGACAGCTCTTGCCAAATGGTGTCACCGACAAGAGCGTGGACCGAATCAAGAATGCGTGGGTCCTTGGTTAGCTCCAGGATCTCACTGAACTCTTGAACGTTGACGATGTGAGTCGGATGGGTGGGAGACAGCTTGTGTTGGAGAGTCGTGGCGTTACGGCCGGTGGTGGCGGCAATGGCGGCAGCACCGCCTGTGTAGTCCCGCACAGCGTGGTACAGCGCGAGTTCGAGCGGGAGCACTTCGCGCTTGGCGCGCTCAATGCAGCTCATTGCAATTCGGCTCATGGCGTTGGTCCTTGTCGGTAGCCAGTGCCTGCGGCGTGTTGTGGTGAAACCAGCACCGCATAGCGTTGTAGGTGTGCAATAGCCGTCCCATCAAGGCAGAAACGGCCTCAGGCCGGGGCGGCGCTCCATCGACCAGCCCCGGCGAAACAACCACCTCCCGTGGTGAAGGAGGTGACACCCAAGCTCCCTGCCTGGGCGTTACGATCAAGGTGAGTGGACCTATGTGGTGTGCCCGACTACCTATCACGCGCCCCGGCAGCATCGTGGTGCTACTGCCGGGTTTGGAAGACAATCACTCGCCTTCCCTTCTGGCACATGGCATTACGCTACTAAAGCTGCCAGTGCCAGCGACGAGAGGTGGTGTTAGACTCGCCGCGTGGTTCGTAAAGAGCCCTTGCCAATGATGTCGCCCGACTATCACTGGCAACCCGCCGCCCTATCTGTGGTGGAGAAAGGCGGCACCCCAGGCACTTGTGCCTGGACCCCCGGGTTCAAGGACAGTAGTTTCGTGGTGTGCACCACATCCTTGAACGCGGCCCGGTAGCACTGTGGTGGTGCTACTGGGGGAAACCAGGCGACCTTCGGGTCGCCTTTTTTTCTATGTTGGCCGCTGTCTCTGAGGAGCGGCTACTTCAAGCAACCAGGACGCTTCAAATGGGTTACCTTTCTGTCCAGCAGCATTCGCTAAGCGCTCTGCATAATTCGTTTCGCCGGTGTAGTCCGTCCTAGGCAAGGAGCCAGCCAGACGCCATTTATTCAAAGCCTGATAACTTCTCCCGCACACCTTGGCAGCAGCACCGATACCTCCAACAGCTTCAAAAGTGAACGCTATTGCATTCGGAAAATCTTCGGGCCGCAGCATGTCAACCTCCTTTTATCAACCCGGAGTTGATATTATAGATCAACTGACTATTGCGCAAGCTCTGTGCAACCATCAACCCATGGTTGATAAAAATGAGCTACGCGCAGCCTTCAGCGCACGACTACATGAGGCCCTCGACGACGCCGGCGTTAGAAGCCGAGGCAGAGGCGTGGACATCCACAAACGCCTGAAGCTGGTCGGGGTTCATAAAACGACCCAAGCCATCAGTAAATGGCTGAATGGCGAAGCAATTGCAGAAGCTGACAGCATGGCTGCGCTGTGCGCTTGGCTGAACGTACGCCGTGAGTGGCTGGAGTATGGGGTACTCCCTAAAGCCCAGGAGCCTAACAGTAAGGGTCACCAACTCCAGGTCGGCGATCAGTCCAATGTGAGTGGAATACTGGATCGTTTCGGGAAGGTGCCTCTAATCTCGTGGGTCCAGGCTGGGGCATGGTGTGAAGCCATCTCCAATTTTGAGCCCTACCAAGCAGATAGCTGGCTGTCATGCCCAGTCCCCATTAGCGACAGCGGTTATGCCCTGAAGGTCCTTGGTGACTCAATGACAAACCCTGGACCAGGGAGAAGCTATCCTACCGGCTGCATCATTTTTGTAGATCCAGAGGTAGAGGCACATACAGGTGATCGTGTCATAGCAAGGGTACCAAGGACCAATGAGGTGACCTTCAAGGTGCTTGTGTCAGATGCTGGACGTCAATTCCTACGGCCCATAAATCCTCAGTATCCAATCATAGACATCACGGAAGAGACCCACATCTGCGGTAAGGTCGTGGGCTCCTTCATCCCTGAGTGATCAACCCTTCGACCCCAAACCCCTCATAAAATCAATTTTCAGTTGACATAAAACAACCACAAGTTGATATTTGCCTCACTCTTCCACCACAGAGTGAGGCAACATCATGCACGCCACTGCATCACTACATGTCCATCCAGCAGCCGCAACCATCGACCTGACTTTCAAAGTCCGGCGATTGGCCAAGCAGCACGGCTGCGCATTCGTCACTACCAAACGCCCTACGTCATCCCCCGCTTCAAACTGCACGCCCCCACACGATGGAGGGCACGCGGCATGAGCTACGCACTGAGCCACAACGCCTTTGCCTGCCTTAAGGCGCAGACCAACCTGACCGGGCAATTTACCCACATCCTTCGCGACGAATCGAACGGCGCGCGCGCCAAGCAACGCTGCAGACTGAGGTTTATCTCGACCAGGTCAACGTCGTAATCCGCATGGGCTCGACGGTGAACAGTCTGACGCTGCCAGCGAACAATCTCGCCAGTGCGCGAAAGGTTGCGGCGCACCTCGAAGCTATCGCCAACGGCAAGTTCGACACAGCGGACATGCCAAATGTCGAGCCTGTACTGGCCTATGTGGCTTAGGAGGTGAACGTGGAACGCACACTTGCACAGACCGCCAAGCACTTCGGTATCAGCCGTAATGAGCTTATCCGCCGCATGCGTGAGAACGAACTGCTGACCGAGCGCAATCTACCCCGCTACCCCACCCGCGACCGCGAATACCTACGAATCAAAGAGGGCAGCTGGTTCCACCCCGAAGCCGGGATGCAGTACAGCGAGTCGACACGCGTGAAGCAGGCCGGGATCCCCTGGCTTGCACAACGTCTCGATCTGCAACTTCCGACACCACCGGAAGACAAGCGCTATGCGGCCTAGGCAGTACGCAGCCCAGATCCTCCAGTTCAAGAGCCGTGAGGAGCGCAACGCTGCGCTCCAGGAGGTTCCTGAAGAATGGCGCGACCTGGTACGCAAGCACTGCGAGATCACTTGGCACCATCCGTCACGCCACAAGCTCAGGGAGAGCCCGAAGCCTGATGAGCAATACCAACCAAATCGCGCTGCGCCTGCCGCACGCACCTGATGCAACCACCGTTGAACTGCTGTACCGAACCTTTGGCGATGTGCTCATCCCACTCGACAAAGTGCGTGTGCAGTACTTCCGCAACCTCAACGAAGACACTTTTGCCGAGCAACTGAAGGTCGGCCGGATCTGCTTGCCCATCACGACACTGGATAACAGTCAGAAAGCCCTGAAGTTCGCCCATATCCGTCATGTGGCCGCCCTGATAGATAGCAGGGCTTACCTGGCGGATGAAAAGCAGTCCCGGCAGCCAGATCAAGAAAAGCAGTAAGACCCCACAAGGGCCGCCACCACCGGCCCGCACACCACAAGGAGTAAGACCCATGACCACCCAACAGGTCATCGCCATCATCGTCATCAGCGCGTTCATAGTCGGGCTCTATGCCTACGCCTATCTTCTTGGCAAAAAAGCAGGCCGAGCCCACCCCCTACACGGCTTGCTTCTTGATCTTCCGTCGAGCGCTGCCAGTCGCATCCCCATCATGGGAATACCACCACAAGCTCTGGCCCCGGAGGGAAGCGGGCACGCTACAGCACAGGACTCCATTGAGCCCACTCCCGCTTCGCTCCGCGAAGTCCGTGTTGTCGACGCGCAAAAAACAAAAAGTCTCTGCTGCGAAGCAGCAGGCATTATTCCCCCCATCAGCAGCCCCGCCGAGGAACTGATACCCCACGACAAGCTGCGCGAGGCACCGCCCGCTGATGCAACGCTAATCGCTAAAAATCGCCCGCACGCGCAGCCTGCCGTGCGGTATACGCCCCCATCCGCCGCCAGCTGCATTGAGGCCGCGTTGGACGCAGCACTGGCCGAGCAGAACGGTACGTACGCCACCTGCGGGCAGATGGCACAGGCAATTGAGGCCGCCCTGCAGCAAGCCGGGTTCCTGTCCCCTGCTGATCAGTCCTACCAGGGCATGCCGGTGACCAGATCGGACTATGACCTGCTGATCAATACGGCCGAGACGTTGCTTCTGGCCGAAAAGACTTGGAAAGCTCTTCCAGGCACCGAGCCAGGCTGCAAACGGGCCACGCAGCAACAGCAGGACATCCAGGCGCTCGCATTGCGCGTCCACTTCGAGCTGCGCAGAACCCTGGCCCTCGGCACAACAGCGGGGAAAGCAGCATGAACCACACTCACCGCATCACCTTCACCGAGGCCTCGCTGACCTACGCACTGTCGGCTGTCCGTGGCCTTCACGACCTGAGCACCGAGCTTATCGCTACCGACATGTTCAGGCAGATAACGACACTGGTCGGAAATACAGTCATGCCCACGACAGTCTGGTGTGGCCAGTCCGGACTGTACGAGAACAGGCTTGATGCTGCCGTCAACGGCGAACAACAAGTTGCCCCTGCCGTGGTCGTATCAGCCCCCCATTACGACATCGCCACCGCCATCGGTGCAGAGCACGCAATGGATGCTGCCAAACAACAGCTTTCACAGGCGATACAGCGCGCATATCCCACAGGTACCAGAGTGCGCGCAGATCTTGGTCAGCATCAGGCAATCATTGAAGTCACCGGGTACGGTTCCTGGTGGGCAAACCCCGAGTACATCAACGGGAAAAACGTTAAGACCGGGAAAGAGCGCAAATTCCATCACCGATATGTTGTTGAGGTGTTGCCATGATCAACGATCTGCACCCAGTAAGCGTGCCACGCGAGCTTCTTGAGCAAGCCCTGGATGCGGCAGCAGCTGTTGGCATGCAGGACGTAGCTGACGGGCTGGATCGCATCCTCACTCCAACCACCGCGAAAGCAGCCGAGCTAATCGACGTGCTGCCATCAGTGGCTATCGAAGGCGACCAGCTGGTTATCCGCATCACGACCGAGTGCCTCCTGCATGCGGTCACTTGCTCACCGGAATGGCCAATCGACTACAAGGGCGCTCCGATCAGCATCCAAAACAGTGCGCTACTGATACAGGAAATCATTCACGAACTGCTGCGTGAAGACGAGCAAGGCACCAACCAGATGCACCGTTTGCTTGACCAAGCCGCCTTGGACGCTATCAACAACGGCAGCGAGGCAGTGAGTTATGACTGAGCGCATCCGTCCAACCATGGCCTCCCACAGCCTCGATTTGCCCGCCATCTGCGATGTTTGCGGCAAAGGCAGATCAACCCGTCGACATATGAAGTGCAGCCAGATTCGCCAACGCAGGGAGGGGGATAAGTGGGCAGCCTACATGGCCAACGTGGCCGCCAAACGAGCACTGAGTAAACGGACCATAGCCCGCCGGGGAGATAGCGAATGAAAACTGCAGTGCCCAAACCTACCCTCGTCGGCGCGAAACTGTCAGCGACGGTCAGCACCGGGTTCACAGCCCGAAGCGAGTCAGGCGCCCCTGCTCAGATGGCGATCATTGACGAGCAAGGTCACATTCTCGCAGTCGGAAAAGATGTCGCATGGGCCGCCTGGCGTGTATGCGTTGAGGTACAGGAAAATTTCTGGGAGGGACAAGGTCACCTAGTGGTACACACTAGCCCGCCCGGCCTCCCAATAGACGACAAGAAGTCAGCGTAAACATCAGTCTGGGCGGTCGACGCCGGCCGCCCACTTTCCAGTCTTCCTCTCGACCCTGAGCCATCGCCGCTGTCCTGCCTTGGAAATCAGCAACACATCGATGTACAAGGCCTTGCGCCCCTCTGGCACTACCCCACGCATATAAATAACGATGCGGTCGAAAGTATCGATCATCAATTGCCGAACCTTATCTCGCGCGTCGACCTCTTGCGCGTTGACACCAGCAGTCAGATCCAACCATACCCTCGCATCCGCTGGCCTTTGTCTGGAGGCGATGCCGGCCAGTTCTCGCTCCTCCTGATGCAGCTTTGCTTTGGCCGCAGTCAGCTGCTCCTCGAGATCGCGGGCTTTTCGCAGGAACGTAATCGGGAGCGCTCCATCGCCCTCCCCCAATGCCAAAGCCTCAGTAATCCGGCCAAGCTGCGCCTCGAGATCAACTACGTGTTTTCGCGAGATCATCACACCTTGCTGCAGATCACCACTTGGTCCAACAGGCTGTTGTAAGCGCAGCAAGTTCATCTGATCGGAGCAAAATGACATGACAGCCCGCTCGACAGGCGCCACGCTGCAACTACCGCCAACATCACACCCCCCTTTGTTCATGTAAGACATGCACATGATACGTCGATGCCCGTCCATCAAGGTTCCATCGGTGCGAACCTTATGCATCACATTTTGCGCAGTCATTGCAGTGCCGCAGTAGCCACAGTACGTAATACCGATTCCAGTCACAACTCCAGGAATAGCGCCCTTTCCTCGTCGACGGCTTCGCTGACCCCGCAGGAGTTGCAACTCGTCGAATTCGACATCAGAAAGTAACCGTGGGTAATAATCCTTCAGAAGGAAGTCTTCGCCGTCGACGGAAATCTGCTTCGCACCTTTTAAAGCCACCAACTTGATCAAACGATAGATCTGCTGGGGAGAGATTCCGAGATAGGAGGTATCGAAGCCCCGTTCTTGCATCATCGCATGCGCTCGATCAGCACCATGCCCTTCGCGATACTTGTCTATGGCAAACCGCACAACTTCCACGCGCTCGGGAATCAGCTCCCAGTGACCGTCGACGAGACGCACCCAGCGAGGATCGCTGCCATTGCGGATCAAACCACGGTAATGGCCAGCAACCCATCCGTCACACAAGCGCTTGATCGAGGCCTTCACACGCTTGCTTTTTGTATAGCTCTCTTCGTGAGCCCGAATCATGACCAGAAGGCTATAAACCAGGTCCATTGGTTGCGCTTTCAGCCCTTCCCTGTTGTACTCACGGCCGTCACTTGCAGTGACCACGGTGATCCCCGCGTTGATGATCTGGGCCAGCTGCGCTTGCGCCTGTATGGGTTCCGCCCGGCTTAGACGATCCAGGCCTTCAACCACCAAGATGGACCCGGGCGGGATGCGCCCCTCGTCAACAGCCTGAAGGAAAACGCCCAAGGCACCTTGTTTAATGTGCCGCTGGTGGAATGCAGACAGGCCCTCATCCCTCAAAGAAAGCGACTCATCTAGCGGAAGCCCCCTTGCTGCAGCCCAGGACTTCGCATACTCAGCCTGCCTGTCCGCACTATTCCCAGCCGCTTGGCGCGGGTCGGAAAACCGAAGATAGCTGTAAACCAATCCCTGAGACGCTTGCAT